ATCTCTATCCTTGAACATAGTTCTGAAATATTCATCATTTACTTCCTTTCCAAAAATCTTAGCTTGATACATGACAAGCCAATTCTTGGAGTCGATGATTGTAGGCATCAATTTCTCACGGTATTCCAATGGAGTTTCCGAAAGAGACCATGTTGCAATAACCAAATCCGCAGGTTCTACATCAGTAGATTCAAACCTGAAATTTGCATTGATACCTTGCTTCTTTAAATAGTAATCCTGAATTGGGCTAATTTCTGGAATATCAATAATAGTATATTTACCAGTAAACCCCATTTTATGAACTACAGAACACATGTCACCATATCCAGCACCAATTTCAATAATGCTTTTATAACTGGACAATCTTTCTGGTGTAAAGTCTGTAATGACCAAATGACCGACATCCTGAATTCGTTGAATTGATGTATCAAAATCACTCAGAGCACGAAATACTTCTGCCTTTTCAACAGGGATGCCAATCCAATTTTCTTTTAACGCTTCTGCTACAATAGGGTTTTTATATGCTTCCGAAAGAGCAGCAGCATAAAATTTGCCTGTTCTATATTGAGTTACAAAAGGAACATTGTGAACACTTGCCCAAAGCCTAAAGCGAGAAAGAGGTAAATGCTTGCAATCATATTCAAAAACTTCACGCATTGTTGGCCAATATTCAGGCCCATTTACCTGTTTAGCCTTAATCATCTTTTGTGAATTGAGTGAATTATGATCAAAATCAGACCAAATAAACATCATTCAGCTCCACTTTCATGAGCTGGTGGTGTTTGCAATATTGCTTTTCGTTCAATAAAACCAGTCCGAATTGTCTTAGCATTAAAATACTTGACCATCATATTTTCAACAATTCTTACATCATATGGCTTGCATGAGAATACATCTAGATAGACTTCATCATTTTCATCCACAAAATGAGCGCAAATGTTTGAAGTTTCGATAAGTTGAACTAGAGTATATCCAGACTTATCTCCTGATCCAAACTTTACAATCTGTGGTTCACCATATGGAACCATGTCAATTTCCTTGACCAGTTCCTTTGCAAAATTATAGATATTATCATAATCTGTAATTGAATTGTGATTACAGCCTGCAGCATCCATAATACAGTGCCAACCCCATGGGGTTACCTTATCAGTCACATATAACATTTTATATCCTTTAGTGTGCTTGAACTTCGGCTACGTAACTTACCGTATCAATACGGAATGAGCGCCAACCATTATTTTGAACATCCCATGCGCGGATGACTTCTTTATTTTCCCGATGAAAAGTCTTTTCACCTTCGGCTTCCTCTAGATACTTAGCAGGAAGTCTTTCGGGCTTTAGTGTGCAACGAAGAGTTCGTTCCTCACCATTCATCTTGGTAAAAACAACTTCAATAACCTTCGTACGAAGATCATTTAAAATAGAATCACGTTCATACATCATATCAAGTATTCTCCGCCAAAAATTTCATAGTACCGGTTCGTTGTTCTTCAAGAAGAACCATTGTCTTGAACTGTTCATATCCACCAATCATCATACCATCAATAACAATTACAGGATATGTTTTGATTGTAGGATACTTTTCTAGTAATACTTCTCGAGTAAAATCTTCATTCAGCTTATATTCAGTATAAACTATATTCTTGTTGGCCATAAGTTCCTTGGCCTTAAAGCAATAGCTACATGATGGCTTCGTGTAAATCTCAACTTGCATAATATAAACTCCTAATATTACTTCAATGCTTCAGTGGTTGAGGTGTTGAGAACAATATATGCCTCTGAAGCATTATTCATTGAAGCAAAATAAGCTTCATACTTATCTACCGCTTCCTTTAAATTCTTTGCCCAAACAAGTCGTGTCTGCTTTGACTGAACTGAACTTGCACCTGCCTGTAGTGGCTGTAGTCTAACCTCACCTTCAATCAAGTATAAATTTACTACTGGTCTAGCCATATTATATCTCCATAGTTTTAGTTTGTCAACAATTAAGTTAATGATAGACTCTTATCTTTCATTGATTTCTGATAAGCATTCATCTTATCAAGAATACCCCTATTTCTAAGTTCTTTGAAAATAAGATTTTCCCGTGAGAATTCACCTGATTTTTCAATACCGGCTGATCTCATGTCTCTCAATTTCTTCTTGAGAATATCAAAAGTATTTATATCCATCTTATTTTTAATCATAGTATTGATAAGATGAACGTAATACATCACTTTTCGTTTCAACATAGGATCAGCAGAAAAATTGTAATTCCCATGTTCAGGCTTTTGGATCCATACATCATCTTTAAGTGAATAAACACCTTGACCAGCAGGATATTTTTCTGAAATATCTTGAGCATATGGCTCTAAAGGATATCCTAAAACTCTTACGTTATGTGAAAGAGTCCATAGCATTTTCTTGTCTTGTAGAATGTCATCAACTTGTTCTCTATTGGAACCTAATTCATTTCTAACAAGGACAATGTGAACATCAATATCTGATTTGCTTGTATAATTATAGTTTGCATTGCCACCAGTCATAATTACATCTTTAATCAATTCTGACTTGATATTGGCAAACTTTGCCCAAGTATCTGCAAATCTTAAAAGAACTTTTCTAACTTCTGGTTTTAATTTATCATCAATCCACAAAACAGGATTTAAGGTTGTATGATATTCAAGACTTACTTTTGTCTCAGTTAGAAAGTTCTTAAAAGATTGCATTGATACCTTCGTTTTTTATTTATTTATTCTACAAAATTTGTACTTGCAATTTTGTTACTCCCACAATATTCATACCAAGCATACGAGCACAACCCAAAGTTACATCAAGAGTTCTGTTCTTAATAAAAGGCCCACGATCATTCACACGAACTATAATTGATCTTCCTGTTTCGTTGTTTGTAAGCCTTAAAAGAGTTCCAAATGGTAATGACCTATGTGCAACTGTCAAACCGTATGGATTAAATCGTTCTCCGTTAGCTGTTTTCTTTCCTTCTTTATACCAAGAAGCATTAGTAGTATATTCCTTATGAAAGGAATCTTTTCGTGTTTCTCCAGAATGTGCAGTCGTTATGATCATCAAAAATATTACACACAAACAGAGAAACATCTTAAGATGCTTTCTCAAGTTGTATCTCCTTAATGGACATTCGAGGAGTAGGACCTCAGTGTGCCCGTTGTTAAAGCGGGTTCGCTATGTCATTAAATAATAGAATCTTTTTATTTATTACCGCTTACGATTGAGAGCCCGAGCTCTCCGCTTTGACGAGCCGATCTTCCGTCGGCCTTTCTTCTTTGGAGCTGCCATGTTCTTTTCCTTTCTTCAAATGTGAACGTCGAATCCGACAAGATATCCATGCATTATAGTAATCATCACGTTCAAGGACTCTTTCTTGAAACTGGTAAAGAGCTTCAATATAACTACATTCACCTTTAGTTTTGCAAAGAGCAAGTATCTCTCGTTTAAATTTGTTTGTGCCGAGAGCTTGAACATCCTGTTGTAATTCAAGATTGGATCCATAATAGGTTTCCCAATCAGAATCTACAACATATTTTTTCTTTTTTCCTTTCACCATCTTTGTTCGTTTGAACTTCAGAAGTTTTTTACCAATATACATTTTCCCATTGGTAAGATTGGTTATCTTATACACATAACCAATATACACCATAAGTTGGGTTTTGTCAACTTCTTTATTCTCATAAAGCCACATAAAAGGTAATCCATAATATTACCTTTTATTTATTACTCTAGAGTGAAAGAGAACTCAATGACTCTGATGTTACATCCATCTTAACTGCACCAATAGTATAAGAGGAAAGTTCTACTTCCTGTGGTGCTACCTGCACATTCCCACCAGAAATCCACTTTTGCGTCCATGGGAGAGGATTGGTTCCTGTTTTAAATTGTGGTGTCAAATCAACAGCAGACAATCTTCTATTGGTAATCCATTCTACATAATCAGAAAGAAGCTTATAGTTTAGACCAATCATTGATCCATCTTTAAAAAGATATTCTGCCCATTTCTTTTCCTGATTTGCTGCTGAAATAAACATGTCAATACATTCCTGATATGTATTTTCTTTAATTTGAGCAAAGTCAGGATCATCCACTGGTAGAATTTTTAGAAGATGTTGCGTTGAAGCAAGGTGAAGGTTTTCATCTCGACAAATAAGCTTGATGATCTTGGCATTACCTTCCATCTTCTTTAATTCTGCAAATGCCCATGAACAAGCAAACGAAACATAAAATCTAATGCCTTCAAGGATATTCACAGACATCAAGGCAAGCCACAGTGCTTTCTTATGAGCATATAAATCATCTTTTGGTGCAAACAATGTAAGTTCATTATTTTTATAAATCAAATCATCGTAGTATTTGCTAATATCTACTGCACAATCAAGGATTTCTTGAATGTCAGTAATTTCATCAAAAATCCTAGATGGATCTGGATAGATATTCCGAATGATATGAGTATAAGAACGAGAATGAATAGTCTCGGAAAATGCCCATGTTTGAATCCATGTTTCAAGTTCTGGTAGAGAACAAATCGGGCTAAATGCCGTAGTAGGTGCTCTACCTTGAACTGAATCGAGAAGAATCTGGCGTTTTAGATTTGATGTAAAAATATGCTTTTCATGTGATGAAAGAGATTTGAAGTCAATCGAATCCCTAGTAACATCAATTTCATTTGGTCTCCAGAAAAAACCAAGTTGCTGTTCGGTAAGCTTGTCAAAAATAGAATATTTCTGACGGTCATACCGTGCAATCGTTACAGAATCATCAAGGAAACATTTTGCTTTTAAATGATTTTGATTGTTGATTGTATTGAATACAGACATTTAAAATTCCTTTAAATAGTGCATGAATCACATTCATAATCATCTTCAATCGAAGCTTCAAGTTCTGGAAGATTTACATCTAGTTCACCAGCACCATCATATGTATTGAAATAATACAAGGTCTTACCACCAAACTTATAATGCATGATCATATGCTTAAGCATATCAGTCATTGAAATTTTTTCTTCAGCATAATGCTTTGGATTATAGCTAGTATTCACGGAAATTGCTTGGTCAATAAATTTCTGAAGAACTGCACAAATTTTGAGATATCCTTCAGGTGACTTTTGATCCCATAAGAGATCATATTTATTCTTTAATTTTCTAATTTCCGGCACTACCTGTTTCAGAACACCATCCTTAGATTGTTTAATAGTAATAAGTGATCGTACTGGTTCAATACCATTTGTTGAATTTGATACCTGAGCAGATGTTTCTGCTGGCATCAGAGCCATGAGAGTAGAATTACGAATACCTGTAGAACAAAGTTGATTCCTTAATTGTTCCCAATCATAATTATATACAGGTTCAACCAAACTGTCAACATCTTTCTTGTAGGTATCAATGGGAAGAATACCTTTTGAATACTTGGTTTCAGATGAAAGAGGGCAAGCACCCTTTTCAACGGCAAGATCGGCACTTGCTTTGATTAGATAATATGACCATGCTTCAGCATATTGATGAAGTTTCTGAAGACCTTCATTACTAATATTATCATATGATAAATCATTTTTAGCTAACCAATAAGCAAGATTGATAATACCTACACCCAAAGGCCTTCTATTCATAGTGCCTTTCCGCGCCGCCAATACAGGATAGTTTTGATAACTTAACAATTCATCAAGTGCTCGAACTACTAAGTCACATGGCTTTTTAAAATCATTTGGATTCTTAATCTTTCCCCAGTTGATTGCTGCAAGAGTGCAGAGAGAAATTTCACCATTGGGATCATCCAAAGACTCAAGTGGTTGGGTAGT